AGAAACAACTAAATTTTGCGCAAGTCTGATGGTGGCTTCAATGGATGTTTCCTTCCGCCCCGCGTGGTGAGATGTATATGCACCTTGGCATTGACGTGAGCAAAATTTAGTTGTTTCTTTATGGACTCGTTTGGCTCGATAGTTTTTTTTGCACCAAACGCAAGTGCAAGTTATTTTTCTATCGAGAGGGTGATTAATGCCAACAATAGTTCGTTGCCATTTGTGCGTACACGATCTTGAGCAAAAGCGTCCGCCGTTCATATCTTCTCTACCAAGTACGCTAGGCCATCTCTCGAAGATCTTGCCGCACTGCGAGCAGGAGCATTCAGTTTTGTTGCGCGGAACGCTTGGGTTTTCCGTCATGTGTTTTGTATGCCATACATGAAAGCACTTTCGTCCGCAAAAACGCGCGTTGCCTTTATTGACTTGATTTCTTTGAGCGAAGAATTCTTCATTGCAGACTTCGCACACAACGCTTATCTTTCGACACATGCTATCGTGCGCGCATTTGCGTCCGCAGTATTCCTGAGTGGGATTCTTCGAGGTTATTTTGAATTCGTTTTCGCACTGGGAACATTTTCTTGTCCCAAGATCCTGAGCGCGATAGGCAACTGAGCATGCATGGCAACAAAACTTTACTGTCTTATGCCTGCTGGTAACAGCAGCATTGCAATTGAGGCACAACCTATCTGACATAAAAAGAAACCTCCTGTCTATAGTCAACCGGCGCATTTGCTGAGAATACACGGTTATAGACAAGAGGCATAGCAAACTATAACAGGTTTGCCGCCCGTTGACAATTCTCGTGTATTCTCAGCGCCTATGATTATACCACAAGATGTGATATAATTCAACCGGCGGACAAGACGGTAAGCAGAATATCAGTTGCTTGCAACGGCAAACGATGCGATACTATAAGTGCAACTATCCATCATTCAGCAAAGGATGCACTTATGAAAAAAGGTTGTCGTGATTGTAGTCGTTGCACCGAGTCTGGCACGCGTGGTTGTCTGCTGTTTCCGTTTCGGGTTTTGCTCATGCCGTTCACGGCGATCCGCTGGTCGCTCATGCGTAAATGCCCACAATGCAGCCATCCGCTGAAGTGGCATGACAAGGACAGTAGTGGGCGGTTTAAGGATTAAGCCATGATCGACATTACCTTTCGCGACCGCACCGACCTACACCGCATCGACATGCAGGACATCATGCACGATGGCGTCGAAGCTGTATGCGCCCACCTGGTTGACCACCTGGGCAATTACACTCTGTACGCGCCGCCATCCGTGCCGACGTACACACGTACCGGCGACCTGGGGCGACACTGGACGTTTGAGATTAGCACGTCCACGAATGCCGTTACCGGCGTGCTTGGCAATGCTGTACGGTCACGTAGGGGCAATCGGGCCTATGGGCCGTATGTTATGGGGCCGGAAGATCAGGCGGAGCAACACCGGGGCAGATGGCCTACAACGGATGACATTGCCGACCAGCAAGAGCCAACGGCGCGGCGGCTGTTTGAGGCGGTGGTGAGTAGGCGAATATCGTGACTACTCCCACCCCTAAAGGGAGTGGGGTTTACGGGCTAGAAGTCTAAAAACTCACTATAGCATTTTTGCAAAAGTTGTGGTATACTGAGCGCAACAAAATATCTTAAACGTCTAACCGTCTTACTTGACCAGCGGCGTAATCAGATCGGGGAAATCCGGTTTGGTTGCGCCGCTTTTTTTATTGGCTTTTCAACTATGGCTGATTCATTTGTACCACCACAGGCTGTTCGTGATACCGCCCGCCGGGGGCTTGACCTCCGAAAAGAGTGGGGGCGCGGCGGACTGTCTAATGCTGAAGCCAGCGAACAGGGCATTGGCAGCGGTGTGCAACGGGCGACAAATTTGGCGAATGGTGACGCTGTGAGTTTGGACACGATCCAGCGCATGGCTAACTTTTTCAGCCGCCACGAGAAGAACCGAGGCGCTGGTGAAAAAGAAGGCGACGGTGGCCCAACCGCTGGTTACATTGCCTGGCAACTTTGGGGCGGCGATGCTGGGCGAACTTGGGCGAATCGCATTTTACGAGAGCAGGACGAAGGCATGAAAGCAGGCAACCGCAACAATCGAAGCGACCGGCAACGGATTCGGGATATGCGCAAGGCAGCGCAATCTATTGTCTCTACGTCAATGGAACTTGAGCCAAATGAAACGGACGAAGCGCCCACCGTTCCCGACTACGTAGATCGCACCGCCAAGGCCGGAATGGACGCGCCAAACTACCGATCCGCCGATGGTGACAAATCGTGTGGGATGTGCAAAGCCTATAGCGATGGCATGTGCAAGGCGCACGACTTTGCGACCGGTGACGATATGGTTTGCGATGACTACGCTGATGGCGAGGGTGAAGGTGGTGTGACAGTTGAAATCGAAGTGAGCGGGGCAGCAAAGGGATTTGATTTAGACGCCACCGGATCGCAACCGCTGATCATCGGTATGGTGCGTGCCATCAAATCCGATGGCGAATGGGCGCTTGAAGTGCTGGGCGTGCCGTTTGGCGGCCCAAACGGCGGCAAGGACAGCGACGGCGAATATTTCAGCCAGAAAACGAACATCTATGCCAAACAGTATGCCACCGTGCCAGCGGTCTATTACCACGGCTACGACGAAACCGGCCACCCGTCCAGTGAACCGCAGTTTATCGGCATGGCAAAGTATGACCGTACCGACAGCAAAGGCCATTGGTTCAAGGTCATCTTGGATAAGGCCAACGATTACGCCCAGCGCGTCTGGAATGCCGCCAAGCAAGGCATTGCTCGCGCTTCATCTGGCAGCATCACACACTTGGTGCGCAAAGAGCGCGACGGCCACATTACCCACTGGCCGGTTGCGGAATTGAGCATTTTTGATGCCGTGGGCAAGCGCCAACCGGCGAACCAATACGCCGTTGCGTTGCCCGTACTTAAATCAGTTTATGCCCAGGCGGGTTTGACCCTGCCTGATGACATATTTACCGACTCTGCGCAGACGCCAGAGGATGCAGCTATAGGTGGCGACCGTACATCGTCACAAGGGCGGGCATCGGCAAAAGCGAATGGGACGGACACTCAACAAGACATTTCTACAGGAGTTACGAAGATGGAACAGAATCAGATTGCAGAGCTTGTTGCTCAGTCTGTCAATGTGGCCTTTGCCCAGCGCGACGCCGCCGCAAAGGCCGAGGCTGATCGCCAAGCCGAGATTACGAATGCGGCCAAGAGTGCCGCCGATGCCGCCGTCAAGGCCACCCGTGAGGCGATGCAAGCCGAACTGGATGCCGCCAAGAGCGCCGCAGATGCTGCTAAGGCTGAAGCCGCCGAAGCCCGCCGCCTGCCTGGTGGTGCGCCTGCCGTAAGCAAATTCAACAATGTCTACAAGTTCGATGGGCTCGACATTGACGACATGGCGTTCGCCATCGGGGTGCTGACCGCGGCGAAGGGTGGGCGGTTTGGGGATAGTGAGGCGCGGGGCGCGTCGGAAGATTTGCGCAAAGCGCTGGCGATCCGCCTGGCCGAAACCGATGATAATCGCACCGATGGTCAGTACGCAGCGGCCAAATCGGCCATGAAAAGCGCCGGCATGGCAATGAAAGCTGATGAACTGAATCGTTCGACGCTGGCGAGCTTTGGCGACGAATGGGTGAGCGTGGCCTACTCAACCCAGCTTTGGGATAAGGTTCGCTTGGCTACGCCTATCGCCGCCAACATTCCGACTGTGGAAATTCCGCAGGGCAGCGAATCCATTGTGATCCCGATCTCTGGCAACAGCCCGACCTTCTACCGAATGGCGCAAGCCGCCGATCAGGCAGCCAACCCCGGTCGCGTCACGCCAACCGTTGTCACCAGCCGACTAGGCACCGCCAACCGGACACTGACCGCCGCCAAGTTGGGCGCAGCCATTAACTACACCGGCGAACTCGAAGAGGATTCGTTCATTCCGTGGGTTGCTGAACTGCGCCGGGATTTGGTGGCCGAGGCAGCAGAGGTGATGGAACACGTTATCATCGACGGCGACATTGATCTCACCGCTACCACCAACATTAACCATATCGGTGGCACCCCTGCCGGCACCGAAGCCTATACGCTATTTGATGGTTTCCGCAAGTTGGCGCTTGTGACCAATACCGCTAACAGCCGTAGCGCCGGCACATTGACGGTGGAGGACTACCTGGAAACGCTAAAACTCCTGGGCGTCGGTGGCCGTAATGCCGCCGATAAAAGCAAGGTAGCCTTTATTACTGACATGTGGACGCACTGGAAAAGCATGGAGTTGGCCGAGGTTAAGACGCGTGACGTTTTTGTGTCACCAACCATTGAAAATGGGATGCTGACCAGCCTCTACGGCGCGCGCGTCATCGCCAGCCCGAACATGCACCGCGCTAATCAAAATGCAACGTGGGCGCTTCGGGCGGACACTACCGGCAAAGTGAACCTGACCACAGCCAGCAACAACACGACTGGCAGCATTTTGGCCGTTCGCTTCGACCAGTGGCGCCTGGGCTACAAGCGCCGCTGGGCGTTTGAGGTTCAACGCGACGCCATTAGCGACAGCACGGTCATTGTCGGCACCATGCGTGTTGGTATGGTCTACCGTGATACCGAAGCCGCCGGCATCAGCTTCAATGTTACGCTGTAAGGAGTTAGTATGTCTGCACTGTACAACTTGAAGATGGGTAATGCCGATAGCAGCGACATTATTCGGGTGGTGGAAGCCATCAGCGCGCCAGGCGCCGTCAGCATTCCAGTCCGCGGTGAAAAGACTGTGTACATCACACGAACGAGCGCCGGGGCTTACACTTTGGCCGCGCCTACCTCCGGCACTCACGATGGCGTGCGCATCACGTTCATGAGTACAACGGCCTTTGCGCACACGGTCACAGCTACCACTGTTGGTACAAACGATGGTGGAACGGCGTCTGATGTGGCGACGTTCGGCGCAGCGAAGGGTAACAATTTTACGGTTGAGGCGTATGCCGGTGACTGGTGGGTTGTTGGTACTTCGGTCGGGGTTACATTCGCCTAATGCTGATTCAGTTCAGTCGCGACTATCGCGGCAAACTCACGCGAGAGATATTTTACGAAGCTGGTACTATTATCGAATTCGATGATGGTGCGGCGGCAAATATCATCGCGGAGGGCGCCGCGGTAGTTGTAGAACCACCAACAGAGGAACCACCGGTAGAGGATGCGCCCAAGCCGAAGCGCGGGCGCCCCAAGAAAACTGCCGAGGAATAACGCATGACCGCCTACTGCACACCGGGTGACGTGCGCGACGCGGCACGGCTCGACATTGCCAGCACCAGCATGGATGCAGGCATTACACAGTTGATCGCCGCCGTGTCGCAACGGCTAGATCAAATGCACAACCTGCCGGCGGGCGGCTTTGCCGTAGCAACGGATACTACTCGCTACTATGGCTACGACGCCATCCATCGCGGGCGGTTACACCTGGACGCGCCGTGCTTGTCCGTGACCACATTAACCAACGGTGATACGGTTGTCATTCCGTCTAACGCGTACCGATTGCATCCACGCAATGAGCCACGCAAGCACACCATAGAGTTAGTCAGCAGCGCGGGGTACGCCTGGGGGTTCTATGATGATGGCGAAATCATCGTTGTCGGCAAGTTTGGCTACTCGCTGACCGTACCTGACAACGTTGCTGAGGCGTGCGCCATGTGGGCGGGGTGGTTGCTGAAGCGCTATCAAAGCGCGTTGCAGGATGCCACCGCCAACCAGGAAATGGGGCAGCTTGTTTATAGTGAGTCTATCCCGAAACAGGTATTGGCGTTGCTACGACCGAGGGGGCCAAGCTTATGAGTCTAGACGCTGCCATTGATGGCCTGCGCACAAGGCTGGCAACCATGACCGGGCTGACACGCACCTACGCCGATCCGCCTGAAAGCATCAGCGAATTTCCATCGCTGATTGTTTATGGCACCGGTGGCGTGATGTACTATACCGCGTCCGGCGGGTACAGCTTGCACCGGTTGGTGGCTGACATCTACCTGGCGCGTCAGTATCTACCCGAAACGGTAGACGCTGCCAAACCCTGGCCGGATCGGGCTTTCGCCGTGCTGAAAGCCGATCAAACGCTGGGCGGCGCTGTGTCTCATATCGTGTGGGATACCACCGGGGGACAGGGGCTGAACTACCGTTTCTTGCCGCTACAGTACAACACGACTACGTTGTTTGGTGTGCGGATTGAGGTTACAGTGAAGGTAAACGAGTCGTAATGCACGACGCTTCATTTCGTGAGATGGCACGCATCCTGAAAACATGGCAAGGCAATGTCCCCCATGTGCTTGACGTGGGTAGCGCTGACGTTAATGGCACCTATCGCCCGATTGCCAACTATCTGGGGTGGCGCTACACGGGCTTGGATGTGGCCGCCGGCCCCAACGTTGACATTGTAGCGCCCGATCCGTACCGGTTCCCGATTGATGATAGCGCCTATGACATCGTGATCAGCGGTAGCACGATGGAGCATGTACAGGCCATTTGGCTGTGGGTTCCTGAGTTGGTGCGAGTGCTGCGTCCTGGCGGTATGCTGGCGATCATCACGCACACCAACTACCCGTTGCACAGGTTTCCGGTGGATTGCTTCAGGATTCTACCGGATGGAATGTCATATCTATTTGATATAACGAAACGCCTGCATAGTTATGACATTCGCATGTGCAACGAAACCGACATTAGCGGGGTGGCGTACAAATGCGCGTCCTGACCTACGTGCCACTAAATCCAACACAGCCACGCCTACACCCTCTCACCGCCGCCAGCATCGACAATCTAGTGTGGCCCGCCGCTATGCCGGTGGTGTACGGGCGCAACGATTCGCCCAATCGCATGGGTAAGTTTTACGACCTGTGCGACAAACACAACCAGGCGCGGGCAATGCTGCTGCAAGGTGGCTACGATGCGCTGTTGCTGGTGGAGGCGGATATGGTGATACCGCCCGATGCGTTGCAAAAGTTAGCGGCGCTAGATGTGCCGGTCGCCTATAGCCTGTATGTCAGCCGTGGTACGCCGCACGAGTGGCTGGCGTTGACCAGTCTCACCACCGATAGTCACGCTTTTGTTAGTGATGACGCCGCGCGGGCACGGGCATGGTGGGGAGCGCCAACCGAGAGCGCCGGGGTAGGCATGGGCTGCACGTTGATCCGCCGGGATGTGCTGGCAAAAATCGCCTTTCGCCTGGACAGGTTCGGCACAAACGCTGACGATTGGGCGTTCGCCCTGGACTGCGCCGCCTATGGGGTGCTACAGGTGAGCCACTGCGGTGTTGTGTGCGGCCACATTGATGGCGATGCGGTGTTGTGGCCTGATGTGGACGCACCTGGATTGCTGAGGAAAGAGAAGTTATGAACACAGACATTGTCTACAAATACATCGGCAACGGCGCTTTCGTGGTGGCTGATGTGCCAGTGCCGGCCCGCGACATTGCTGAATGGGAAGCCATGTTGTCGCCGGCACTGAAGGCGGCCATTGAGGCAAACATTGCCAACGCGCCGGGGAGTTGTTTCGAGCGCGTGGAAGCGCCGCCACCGGTGACAACCACGAAGACGAAGGCGAGTGCCGTGCCGGTGGTTACGCCTGAACTAGCGGCCACGGCTGAATAGGTTATTGCCGCTCTAATTACATAAATCGCAACGTCTAACCGCCCAAGTGGGCCAGCGGCGTGTGAGTCTAGAAATAGGCTTGCGCGCCGCTTTTTGTTTCTATGGAGGGTTTCAGGTAATGGCTACATATTCGCCTTACAGTAACGCGAAGATGCAATTGGGCCGCGAGTCAACCGCCGGAACGGCAGTTGCTGCATCTACAGTTTGGCGCGGCCCCTTCTCTATGATTGAGGATGCCCGCGAGCGCACAATCGTGGAGGAGCAAATCGGCGCCTTCGTCCAGGCAGAGCGAAGCTACGATTCGCTCATCTCTGCCCGTTGGTCACAGCCAGCAACGCCGCTCACCTACGAGCAAGTCTGTCACATTCTGGAAGCGGGTGTCAAGACCGTCACGCCCAGCGGCACCGGCGCCGTGAAAACGCGTGTCTACAACTACCCGTTTTCCGGCACCACAGTCAACACGATCAAGACGTACACCATCGAAACGGGTAGTGCCACGGTAAGCGCAGACGTGTATGAGATGGAAATGGCATTCGTGGAGGACTTCGAGTTCAGCGGTGCGTTCGGGGAAGCCTGGACGATGCAGAGTAACTGGGTGGGTCGCCAGATGACCGGCACCACGTTTACCAGCTCTCTGACGGCACCGACCGTCAACGACTGCCTATTTAACCAAACGCTGCTGTACATCGACGCCAGCGGTGGCACCATCGGCACCACGCAGAAAAGCGGCGTGTTGACGGCGGCCAGTATCAAAGTAGAAACTGGCTTGATGCAAGTGCCGGTCGGGGACGGGCATCTGTACGCGGTTGACTACAAGTGGACGCAACCCGAAATTACTTTCAGCATCACGATGGAACTGGAAGACGGTAGCATTGTGGCGACCGAGCGTGGCATCTACCGCAGCAACGGCACGCGCCTGATCCGCCTCAAAACTTCGCCGTCTGCCTCGCTGCAATTCCAGATTGACATGGCGGCTAAGTACGACAGTATCAGCGACTACGAAAACAGCGACGGCAACACGACCGTCACGTTTGAGGGACACGGCGTCGCAAGCAGCGCTGACAGCCTAGCGTTGACTTTTACCATCCTCAATAGCGTTGCCGCTTTAGGGTCAGGAGGCCATTAATCTATGTCGTTTTTAGCAGAGCAAACCAAGACAGTCGATGTGGGCGGTGGCAATGCTGTCACCGTGCGCAAGATGACGTTTGGCACGCGCCAGCGCATTCTGAGTAAGCACACGAAGCTTGATGTTAAGGCGCAAGACGTGACCATTGACCAGGCTATGCTGCGCTTTGATCAACTACGGTTGAATATCGTGTCGTGGGCTGGACCAGACTTTGACGGCTATCCCGTCACCGACGAGAACATCGAACGGTTGCCGCCTGACATTGCCGATCAACTGTTGGGCGAGATTGACGAGTTCAACACCATCTCTGAGGACGAAAAAAAAGCATAGAGCAGGGCATGAACCGCACCATCATCGACGGGGTTCCCTCTCCCATCGGTGGGCGCTATGCAGTGGAGATCACGGTGTGTGAGCAGATGGGCTGGACGTATGCCGATCTGCTGAACACACCGGCGGACATGGTAGACGAGATTGTGATTCGGCTCAACGCACAAGGCAAAGCCGATCGCCAGCGGCAAAAAGTGCAAGAGCAGAAGAGCAAGAGCAAGGGCAAGCGGTAAAAGGTAAGCGATAAATGGCAAGTCGCCTTGAACTGTCAGTCGTAGCGAAAAATCAAGCCAGTCGCGTGCTAAAGCAGGTCGGCGGGGATATTCGCGGCCTGAGCAAAGAGGCTGGCAACGCCAAGAACAGCTTTAATGACATGTTCAGCGTTGCCGGCGGCAATCTGCTGGCGCGGGGCGTTCAGTCGGCTACTTCCGCCGTGCTTGGATTGGGTAAGGCGTTCGTTGGCACCATAGCAGATGCGGCCAACGCATCGGCGCAGATGAACGCGCAGGTTAGCGGCATCGGTGCGGTGCTGGGTCTGACACAAACTGAGTTGGTCAAGGTCAAGGATTTAATCAACCAGCTTGGCGTCGATCCCAACTTAAAGGTCAACGCGCAGGAAGCCGCCGACGCCATTGACATGCTGGCGCGCAACGGCTTGACCCTTGAACAGATTCTCGGCGGTGCGGCAGAGGCCACCGTATTTCTTGCCAACGCTACGGGCGGGTCTTTTGACACATCGGCCAACGTTGCCACCGACACAATGGCGATGTTCAATATCAAAGCCGAAGATATGATGAGCGCCGTCAATGGCATCACTTCTGTTACGGTGGCGTCAAAATTCTCGCTTGACGACTATCGCCTTGCCATTGCGCAAGCGGGCGGCGTGGCATCTGCGTTAGGCGTTGAATTTGCCGATTTCAATACTACCATTGCCGCGACATCGTCGTCATTTGCGTCCGGTTCTGACGCTGGCACGTCATTCAAAACCTTCCTACAGCGGCTTGTCCCACAAAGCAACGAAGCATCGGAAGCAATGGCGGAACTTGGGCTGTATACTTTCAACAGCGAAAAGGCCATGACGACGTTGGGCAGCATGGGCATTAAGCCTCTGTCTGGCGATATGAACAGCCTGATCTCGCAACTAATGAAAGGCTATGCCGCTACTCACAAAGTCAATGTGGGTACGGAAGAGGGGTTGCAGAAGTTCAACGCTTGGGCAAAAGAGGCTGGTTTCGTCCAGAACTCCTTTTATGACGCCAATGGGCAACTCAAGGACATGGCTGATATTTCCACCGTGTTGAACCAGGCGACAGCAGGATTGACGGAAGAGCAGAAAAACCAGTACCTGACCACCATCTTCGGCAGCGACGCCATGCGCACGGCGTTTGGACTGGCGGAAAAGGGCGCCGTGGTCTACACCGATTTGTCAAAGGCTTCAAAAGAACTTGGCGTCAGCGAAGCTGATCTGGCGAAATACGCTGAAGGCGGCATCACGGCCTTCGAGGCATTGCAGGCCACGATGGGCAAAACCGACGCGTTAAAAAGTGCGCAGATGCGGGTAGATAACCTATCCGGTGACATGGAGATTTTTGGCGGCATTGTTGATAGCGTCAAGACGCAGGTCGGCGACCGCCTGCAGCCAGCATTGCGCACATTGTTTCAGGAGATGAGCAAGGCGCTGACATTCGTTACGCCACAGATTCTGGCATTTGGCGATGCACTAGGTACGCGAGTTACCAAAGCTGTTGCTCGATTGACGGCGGCGTTTAACGTATTTAAGGCAGGCGGCGGTATTGCTGACATCGGCAAAGCGCTAGGTATCTCTCCCGGTGTTATCGCAGTCATCGAAACGGTGATTCAGCACATTGACCT